AGGCCATAGGCTTCCTGTTGTTGGGTAATGTTTACATTACAGCTAAATCTAGGTTCTGTTGACCCATCACCATTTCCAGCATCAACAGATGCACCACAATATTCACTTACAGTTTTAAAACTAAACTTATCTAAATTAGTTTCAGAAATACCACAGCCCGCCCTTGTTTCTGTAAGTAAGTCATATAAAATCCAAGCTGGATCTGTTGTCCATTCTTTATCTGTTTTAAAAGTTCCGTTAAAAGTACCAGAATAAGATATTGCGCCAGTTTGCAAATCAACAGTTGCATTATGAGGAATTTTGATCTTGCGCCCTCTAATGCGGTACACCCTCTTTGGTACACTTGGGAACTGTTGAGCGTCAAATCTTAAACCTACATGAGCAGTATTTGCATATGCGTTCTGTTCAAAAATTATATTAGTGGCTTGGTTAAATTGAAAAGCATTAACCAAGGTTGCATCTGTGCTGTCTGTTGTTACTCTTTCAACTCTAATTGCAACAGGAAAAGATGTTGTTGATTTAAGTTTTACAATATAATCTCTAAAATAAGCATTAGTTGATCTACCTTTCACAGTGTCATCAATTACTGTGGTTGTTGTTCCATCATTTTCAATTGTTTTAATTAATAAATTAACTTCAACTCCATTTATATCACCATCATCTTCAAACTTTTGCATTGAAGGAAATCTGAGAGTTACTCGAACAGCATCAATGTTACTTGAACTTACTGTATGAGTTACAGGGCTTGCAGTAGTAACAGTTGTACCAATAACTGTTTCTGTTTCAATATTGGATATTCCCTCTATAAATGTCTGACTAGCTGTTCCAAGTCTGAAGTCAAAAGCTACATCTTTAAAATTAAAATCACTATCAGAAGGTGTTGTATTACTTGCAGCTTCCTGTAAAACTTGATTTCCATTTAAGAAAATATCTTTTTTAAATGCGTTTATGTATGCAGTTGATGTTTTATCTGTAATACCAGCTTTTGATGCTGTTGCACTGCCCTCTAGTTCTCCCTCCCCTAGCAATTCCACGATAGTATTAAATTGCTTTGAAGATAAAGCGTCTGGCGGTAAATTAGGATTAACCGCTTTCTGAAACCCAAATACTTGTTGGAATGCGCCAAATGAACCACTTGCTGTTGCTTGTGCCATTAGTTGTTACCCTCAACTTGTACAGTATCAACTCCGTTAGAAACCACAATAGATCCGACCATTATTTCTCCATAAACTAAATTAACTGGAATACCCGCATTGCTAATATTAGTCAGTCCTGTAAAGGAATAGTTAGAAGCCAAAGCTGAAGGGTCTAAACTATCCTGCCCAGATACTGCTGAAGAAGTATTTTGTTGTGGTGTAAGCATTGATGTCACACCATCAACAATCATACTTGTTCCAACGGCTGTTAATGCGCTTGTGGCTACAGTAGCAAGTAATTTACTTCCTAATATTTTTGTACCAATACTTCCTCCTAAAGTTTTTAATCCAATACCAATTAAGAAACTAAAAAAATTACCATGAACAACAGGAATTATTTTTATATTTTCTTGTGTATTGAAATTTAATAAATCTTCTGTAATAACTCTTGCTCCTACTTGTATTGTGTAAAACTGTTCTGCCATATGTTTTTCGATACCTTTAAAATTACAAACTAAAAAACTTATCGCCTCTCTAGGTGTATTAAGATCAACTTCAAATTCAGCTTGACCTAAAAATTTTCTTAAAGTGCCGTAAACTTTTATTTTTTTAAGCATCTATTTCATCAGGTCTTATTATTGCTATTTTATCCGATTTCGGTGAAACAAGATAAAAAGTTAAATCTATTGATTTACAACTATATTTATCAGATTCTGAAAACTCTAAAATATCTTGAGGGTGACTATGAACAATACCAATAATCTCATCAACAGAATCTTCAACATCTGCATAATCCAAAGGGTCTATTACAAAAGATTCTAATTTAGCCTCACTTGCAATATTTTTACAAGGATAATATTTTTCTTCTTTATTTTTTATACCAACAATACCGCATGATTCTTCTGGGTCACATTGCTGTGCGTGGTTTATTGCATCTTGCTTCCATAAATAATCCATTATGTATTAATAAAACTACCAACCCCTGCAAATTCATTTCTGGTAACTTGTCTTGCTGGTAGTTTTTTATTTGCTTGATCTAAAGCTCCTACAAGTTCAAACTGTACAATTTCTCTTGATTCACTTGTTTTTCTATCAATAAAAAATATTTCTTGCGGTAATTCATTAGCTGAGGGTGTGCCAAAAGGATTGCTACTACTAGGAAAATTCGCAGCATCAAGTTCACTTGCAAGAGTTGTAATTCGTGTTATTTTTGCATCTACTAAATCATTATGAGGTGTTGTTAAATTAACAATTATCATCAAATCAGTGACAGTAATAACTGACCCACTTCTTGTAATGCCTCCTAAATTAGCAACAGTTAAAGTTGGTCTTGGAACTTGACCTCTTCCAGTAAACTCAGCACCTTCAAAGGTGATAGGAAATCTTTGGTAAGAATTACCTTGCCAAACTATTTCTGCATTTGAGTTCATACTGGAGCCAGCATGAAATCTGAATGTAGTAGGAACACTAGATGGGTTTCCTGTGGCATAATGCAAACCCTCTACAAGTTCCATTACAAAAAGTTCTATCCTTGAACTGGGATTCAGCTTTTGTAATTCAGATACAGGTATTGCCATTAGGGTTCTGCTACTTCTTCAAAGGTTAAATTCATCACTACTCTATTATCTAAAATTGCAGTTCGACTTCTTCTTGTACAAACAAATTTCAAAGCAGAAGAATGATGTGGCGGTGTAAAATCAAAATTTGCTTGATCGTCAAATCTTGCGTCTAAGAAAGTATCTATTGTTGTTGCGTCAGTTGTCGAAACATTAAAAGTAAGAGTTAAATTAATTAATCGTTTATTAGCTGGTAATCCTGAGACAAATCGTTGCTGATAGCCGTCACCTAGTTTTACAACAATATTTTCTTGATTCACAGTTTCTTGTGTCGAATATTGTGGGGTGATGCTTGGGAAAGTAGCCATTTAAGAAAGTAAACCTCCAGCACGTTTTTGTTTTATTAATTCAGATTGTATGGCAACAGCAATCTGTTGTCCAAGCTCATTACCATCAGCAGATGACCCACTTACAGCCGATCCTGATGCGTCTACATTAACTGTGACGTTATTAACGACTGATTCACCGCCCATAGCATTATTTGGAATGATAGTCCCTTTGGAAGTTGGAACAAATAGTTCTGGCCCTCTTTCACCTACAACTGAAATTTTATTAACAGGTGGTTGACCACCATTTGCAAACAATCCGCCAAGAATACCGCCAAGAAATCCTCCTAAACCTTTTTTCTCTCCTCCGCTTGCACTCTTACCAAAAGCCTCTCCAAAGCCACCAATAAGCTTGTCTAACTGTGCATCAATGATTTTGTCTCTTATGCGGTTCAATACCCCTGTCATTGCCTCTCCAAAGGTTTTCGCACCAGTTATGGCATCTCTTAGATTATTTTTAATACTGCTTTCAATCTCTTCACCAACAGCAGTCATTTTTTCTTTTAGTTTATCTGTTTCTGTTTGTTGTTTTTTCAGAGATTCTTCTGCTTTTTTATTTTCTTCGTTTTGTTTTTTCTTTGCTTCAGTTATCTTTTCTTCAGATTCCAGTGTTTTTTGCCGACCTTCTAACATTCTTAATTGTGCCTCTGCCTCTTCTAAAGCCCTTTTTGCCCCTCTTTTAGAATTTCCTCTTGCATTTTCTAACTTTTTCTCTAATTCTTCAACAGCTTTTTTTTGTTTTTCTAATGCACTTGCGACCTCTTCTCCTCCTCCTTCTTTAATCAAATCTTGAAACTCTTTTGCTTTCCTCCTTGCTTTCATAAATGCAGTTGCAAGACCACCAACAGCTAAAACAAGCAATCCAATACCAGTTGTAGCCATAGCAATTTTTAAAGCTCCAAGGGCCAAAGTTGTGCCAGCAATTCCTTTAGCTGCAAGTAATCCAGAAACCTGTAGTCCAGTTAAGCCTGAAGATGTAATAATACTTGCGACCCCAACCATGTTAACTTTTACAAGCAACGCTGAAAAGGCAGCAGTGGCCAAAGGTATAGCAACAGACAAAAGCTTCACTGCAACAGCTATTTTTGTAATTAATATTGCAGCCTGACCAGCATCAGTTTGGACAAATTCAGTAATTGAGTTAATTAGTTGGGTTAGTTGTTTCGTCACACCTTCTACTGCTGGTCTTAGCTCATTACCAAATGCCTTTGATAAATCATGCGTTGCATTACTAAAATCTTTAAATATTTGAGTTGGATCGTTAGCAACTAATTCTTTTAATGAAGCTGCTCCGTCTGTTTCAATCTTTCTTAATGCTCTTAATACAACATCACTGGTCAACTTACCTTCAGCAGCCAACTCTTTAAGTTTTCCAATAGGAACATTTAATTCATCTGCTATCGGTTGGAGTAATGTCGGGATCTGTTCAGATATACTTCTAAATTCATCACCAGCTAATCTTCCTGAGCCAAGAGCCTGAGCT